TGTTCAAATAGTCTTGATATTCACTTTCTGCGATGCTCTGAATCTGCCCCTCAACCGCACGACCTGCCTTGTATATGAACTCTTGAGGCGGTCTTTTTACCGTTCCCCAGTTTATGAATTTCACATAAAAGTGTTCACTGTTGTCTGCTTTCGTCCATCCCACATCTGCCTCGGCTCTCGTTCCGCTCACTTTGACCTTTTCAAGCGGAATCGCATCTGCTGCATGACCGGACGGGTGTGACTTTGACCCGAATCCTCGACCGGACAGGTTTTGATTTCTTGATTTTGGCATCTTGCTCGACATCTCTTTTTGAATGATTGGTTGTGCCTTGGTGACGATGTTCTTGTTCAGACCTTGAATCTCTTTCTCGGTCGCACATTGTTCCAGTGCTTTGACAAGTTCGTCGATGCCTTGAAACTCCATCTCAATCCGCATTTCATCGCCTCCGTGTCATATTCTGACACCTACGAAACCCGATTACATTTAAGGAGATACTTGCTCTCGCTCTCCACGGGAATCATGGAAAAGATGTCATATTTTTCACCCTTGAAGATGACCGAATGCTCTTTGTGATGCATCCACATCGCCTCTGTTTTTCTGCATCTTCTCACCTTGAAAACTGCTGTTTCCTCAAGTGACTGCTGCAATGCCTCATATTTCTCATTGCTCAACAGGTCAGATACATCGCACCAACATTTGAAATACTCCTCCGATGTGGTTTTGTTTCTTCCATCCACCACGGTGGTGGTCTCTTTCATGATTGTGATTCTGCCTGCTGCCATCATGCACCTCCGTACATCTCTTTGAGTAACATTGAGGAAACTGCATGTTGCATCACCCTCGTGTCCTTGCTGAATTTTTCTCGGTTGTCATATAAATCTTTGACCGAAACGAGCAGGAGGAGGCGTTGCCGTGATGACAGGTTCTCGGAATTAAAAGTCGGAATCAGTTCCGACATTTCCTCAAGGGTTGTGTCAATCATCAATTCAAGAATATCGTCGTCGTCCTCGTAGTCGATGCGACTGTATTTTTTGCAATCCTCAAGTATTTTCGCACGATATTCTTTCAATTCTTCATCCGTCATCGTTGCACCTGCTTTCTATGAATGGGCGGTCACAATGACCGCCCTGCTCTCTTGTTAGCCTGCAACATTCTCGGTGATTTCGCCCTTGATGACTGCTGCCTCGTCAACAGGCTGCACATCGAAACGGTCACGCACCTTGATTCCGGTCATATCTTTCTCCCACAATCCTGCTGCCTTGTCATTCATGTCGATGGTCATGACATTGCGGTCAAATAATGTGATAGCCTCTTTCAAGTCACCGATATACACCGGATGCTTGTATCCTGTCACCGCTTCGCCGGTTTTGATTTCTGTGGACTTGATGACCTTATTGGATACCTTGACAATCGGATACTTGCCGAATAACAACATCTGAGTTGCCATTGTCGGATTCGGCTGCAAGATGTACTTGCCATCTGTATCCTTTAACTTGTCAAGATAGTTGTATCCGCTCTGATTGGTGATGACCATGGAACTGGTTGCGATTGCAGGGTCGAGGGATACGTTGAACACATCCTTGAGGCTGTCGATTGTAGAGATAACGACCTCTTTTCCTGCTGTCATGGTATTCAGTACCTTGAGAATCATGGCGTTTCGGGTTACCTTTGTCTTTTTAGCAATCCATTTGTTGATGTACGCCATGACATTGGTTGCTGTGTCCTCAAAAAGTTCGGCGGTGAGTTTTAAGATACCACCCTTTTTCTTGATGGCATACTTAATAGCCTTGAACTTAGGTTCATCCATTTCGGGAAAGTCTGCCTCCTCCTCCACGTTGTCGAACGGTACGGATTCCGCATCAACCTCGATATTTCTCGAACCGCTCTTTGTGGTTACGTTCTCAACATTGACATACTGCTCAAGGTTGTCATCTGAGCGTCTCAGTTCGATGATGTCCGTTCTGATGTCCTCCGGAATGGTGACGCCGATTCCCATTTCTCCGTCCTTGTTCGCTGTGGTATCTGAGGACAGTGCGTCCTTGTAGACCGTCACGTCTGCCTCGTCCGGTTCTCTCTTTAAGAAACCACACTTGACAATATTGACGAACGCTTTCACAAGGTTCTTTTTCTTTGTTACCTTGTCAACCGCTCCTCCGGTGATGTCTTTTGCTCTGCCATCGTTGAGGCTGCCCTCGATGCCATCGAGGTCATCATCCTCAAGGTCTGCCAGTAAATTGAACTTGTCCTGTAATTCCACAAGTTCGGCTTTTGCTTTCCTTGCCTCGTCCATCTTGCCCTCGTTTGCAAGAGAACGAACGGCGTTCTTTTTGTCGTTAATCTGCTTGAGCAGTTTCTGCATTTCTTTATTCATTTTGAATCTCCTCTCGTTTTTAGATTCCGTACTCGTCCAAATCGGCGAGCAACTGTTCCTTTTCCTGTTGCATTGCTTTTTCCTTTGCATCTTTCTCTCGTGCATCCAGTGCAGCGATGACGGCATTCACAACGTCCTGTGTGCTCGTCTTTTTCAGATTCTCCGGAATATTGTTGTATTTCTCAAAGAAATCGGATGCACATGCTGCGACTGCTGCCTGCTCCTCAATCTCGACGTTGAAATACTGTGCGACCTCATTGCCATTCATCCATGTTTCATTTTCCACAAGCGACTGAATTGTCTCTCTTGACACTCCGTCCTTTGCGTGTTCCATGTAGATGTCGAGAATGGATTCCTCACATTTATCTAACTGAGCAATCACATCCTTGAAGTCGTTGGCGTTACCCCATGCAATACACAACGGCTTGTGTACCATGCACTGAGCACCGGATGCGAAATGTAATTCGTCGCAGGCGAACATGATGACTGATGCGATACTTGCTGCCATTCCGTCCACATATCCGGTCTTGTGACCCTCGTGTCGTCTCAACTGGTTATAGATTGCCAGTCCTGCAAACACATCACCGCCTCCGGAATTGAAATAGATGTCGATGTCCTCGAAACTATCCAACTGATGCAGGAAATCAGCTATATCCTGTGGACACTTGTCCTCCTCGTACCACTCAGATTCCCATGTTGCTGATACAATGTCGCCGTAAAAGTAGAGCGAGCATTTCTTTTTTTCCTCGTCCTCTTTCAAGTCCAAATATCCAACTTTATCCACCTGTCCGGTTCGTTTGTTTTTCTTTGTAAAATCGAACCTTTTCATCTTCGGCATTCCCCTCACCTCCTTTCACGTCATCCTCCTCGGTCGTTTGCTGACCATCTTTTTCGGCGTATTGAACGCCTGCTTTTTCAAGAGGAATCACATTTCCATTTGCATAGAGACGGTCACCTCCCTCGGCATTTGACATGTCGAGTTTTCTTCTTGCCTCGTTTGGCGTGACAATACTGTTCTTGACGCCGTTGGAGAGGTACTCCATCTGTGTCTTTGAATCAGTTCGGAATAATACTTTTTCATTGAATTTGTAATACTTACCCTCGTCCTGTTGGTCGGGTGTCAACAGTTTGTAGTTGATTTCCTCCTCGTACTGTTTGATGACAAACAATTCCGTGTCGACGTAGAATGACAACTGCTGCATTTCCGAGTTACTGTATGACGATTTTTCATAGTCATTTATCTGATTCGGTTTGACACCGAATGCTGCTGCAATTTGCAGTGATGTGTATTTTTTCAGTTCAAAGAACTGCGAATCAGTCAACTTGATGTCGAGCGGTGTCAATTTCATTCCGAGCGGAACAGGCAGGATTCGTCCGGTGTTCTTTGCACCGCTGCCGAACTCCTCGAATGATTCTCGGAGTGCCTCTTTTGCATTCTTGTCAAGAGTTCCTGTGTATTCCAGTACCGCCTTTGCGGATAGTCCGGATTCATACATCTTATTCATGAAATCCTGTGACGCACCTGCACCGTTGACCGTATCCCTCAATATTTCCTGCACTGGTAGTCCTGTGATGCCATTGAGACTGTGTGATGTCTTGAAATGCAGTACCTCGTCAGTATTGAAAATGTATCTCTTTCCGGACGTCGGGTCTGTGTAGACGTACCACAACCGCCCTGCTCCGGCGAATATTCCTGCATCGTCGACAATTATCTGAACACAGTTCGACTGCATCACCCACAGGTCAAGTGTTTTCAATTCTCCTCCGAACTTTTTCCGGTCGAATTTCCTGCGTACATATACATACGCATTTCCGAAATGGTTTCGATTCATCTCGACCGTATTCCAAAAAACCGTCGGTGTCATGAACGGATTCGGTCTCGTCTTGAGCAGGCGTGAGACATCCGTGTCCTCCGGTTCAATGATGCCCTCCTCTGTCTTTTGATAGTATTTGACGGGCATCTTTGCCAGTGTTTCAGACAACATCTTGAGGCAGGTGAAATATGTCACCTCTGAGGTTGGCTTTCTCCTAGTTGCCCCGAAAAGTCCGAGGAACGTATCTGAGTTGATTGAGAATGTCTTGTATGACGATGGTTCTGTCGCATTCGACACTGTGTTCCTGCTCCTCCACTTTTCCAGTAAGTTGCTATATGCTGTTTTGAATGGATTCATCGGTTCTCACCTCCGTTCTCTGTGTATTTTTCTTTCATGGCAAGCCATTCATTGACGAACTCATTTGCATCCGGTTTGTATTCGTCTTTCATTGCGAGTTTCCATGCGTCGATAATTGCATCAATCGGGTCAATTCTGTCCTCGCTGATGTCCTTATCAATCTTGATTTCGCCGTAATTGTTCGAGATTGTCTTTGCATTTGCGATTGACCATGTGAGCAATTCATCGACCGGAACGACTTTCTTTCGTTCTTTTCCGGTCTCCACGCCCTCAATTTCAATATTGCCTGTGAGAATTTCCAGTCTGAAATCGACAGTCGCATCGTTCAACTCTTTCGCTGTCTGTGTGATAGAGATGGAATCCCATCCCATCGCCTCAAGGTCTGAGAGGAACGCCGATGCGTTGTGTGGGTCATAACAAATCATCTGAGGCTTGAGGTTGTATTCCTCAATGAGCATCTGCAAGTATGACAAGATGTACTTGTAATCTGTCTTGATGCCCCCCAGTGTGTAGGTTGGTGTCACGAGACCCTTTTCAATCCATACGTCATACGGCACTTTATCCGTCTTGATGTGCTCGTCGACCCTGCTCGCAGGAATGAACGAGTGTGTCTTGACGAAATATTTCTTGTTTCCATCTTCATCCGTGAACGGAATGACGATGGCGATTGATGTCAGGTCACCGCCGGACGATAAGTCAACGCCGACATAACACTTTGAGCCTTTGAAATTCGCCAGTGTTTTGAGGACTGCAAGGCGTTTCCACTTCTTAATGTCCTTGATGTACTGGTGATTTGACCACTGAATCCACTGATTCAACTGCTTGACGAGGAAATCTCTCAAGTCCTCGCCACCCATGTCCTTGGCGGTGGATGCAACCGGAATCATATTCTCAAGAGCATCCACATCGAACTCAAGAATCGGGTTCGCTTTTATCCAGTTTTCCGGTTTCCAAATGTCATCATCTTCATCCATCTGAGCGATGTATGCGAACTGTGCATCGTTCTCAAATACTCCCTTGAGCAGATTGCAGCAATACTCATACAGTTTGTAACACGGCGACTTGAGGTCGAATCCTGCCGTCGTGATGACGGAAATCAATGCGGATTTCAATTTCTTGATACCGCCCTCAAGCAGTTTATACATCTGATTCGTTTTGTGAGCATGGTACTCGTCGACAATTCCGAGGTATGGTCTGAAACCATCCATTGACTTGGTGTCTCCGGATACTGCCTTGATGATTGAGTGTGTCAACAGGCAATCAATCGTGTTGTTATGCTCGTGAACCTTGAACCACTCCTGCAACTCCTCGTCGCTGTTTATGAACTTGATGACCTCCTGCAATACAATGTTTGCTTGGTCTTGCTTTGTCGCAGTACAGAACACCTTGCCGTATTTGTATCCGTCAAAATTGCCGTAAAACGCTGCAAGAATGCCATTGATGAATGATTTTCCGTTCTGCCTGCCTAATTGAACATAGGACGTTCTGAATCTTCTGTGATGGATTCCCGATTTCGGGTCTGCTGCTTTCTTTCTCCATCCATTCAGAGAGCCTAGAATGAAACATTGGAACGGGTAGCATGTGACCTGTTCCTCCTCGTCGCCCTCTGCGATGACGAGTTCCTCTGCAAAATTGATGATTCTTTCTGACTGCTCGACATCAAAATAATAGATATAGGGTGCTGTTTTGGACTTCTCCAAATCATCGAGATGCCTTTGACACGCCAGTCTGACGTATTCTCCGGCATTTATTTTCCCTGTGACGACGTCAACTGCGTACTGTGTGCAGCGGTCTATGGTTTCAACTGTCTTTGCCATAGTTTAGTTTGCATACTTCGCAAACTTGTTCTCCGGTTTCGGCTGTTGTACTTTCGGCACGACAATTCGGCATCTGCTTGATACCGTCAAACCGAAATCGCCTGCCCCCTGCCTGCACTGTTTCCAACATCTATCTTGAATTATCAAGAGACGCTCATGTTCTCCATTCACGACCTCTCGTTCTCCGACCTGTACTTGAACCATCGTTCCGGTCTCCTCGTCTTTCTCAGACTTGAAAATCGGTATCATTTCAGTGAGTGGGATTTCTCCCAGTTTCTTGGTCACCTCAAGATATTTCTCTTGAGCAATCAGCAGTCTTGCGAGTGCGTCACAGTCCACATTCGCAATCAGTTTGATTTCGAGCAGTTCTTTCGCAAGTTTCCGGAATTTCTTTTTGAGTTCCGGCGACAGATATGACGGCGGTTTGACCTTGTCACTCGGTGCAACGACCTCGGCATTTTTTCGCTGCTCAATTTCTGCTTTTGTGAGGTGTTTTTTACCTTTCAAAACCACCAAATCAGTGGGTTGTCTTGTTCCTGCCATGCAACAACAAACCCCCTTTCCCTCTAGTGTTCGCCGATGCTGTGTCACATTCTGACACCCCTTTCGGATTTGACCCTCTGTTGAAATTCTCGTGGGGAGTTTTCTCCGAACCGAATGGGGGGTGCGACTTAGAAACGGTTACCGAAAACTTTTTCGATACCCCCTGCCTCTTTGAAATGACGTTCAATCACCTGCCGAATCCTCGCTTGTGTTGCTCTCATGCTTGCCTTGTCCTTTTTGTATAGTGCTGTGATAGTGTTGTGTGTCGCTATGCTTAAAGGTATAAGGTTCAAAGGATTGAGCCTCTGTTGCCAGTCCTCCTCAAGTTCTATGATGTGATGAATCGGGTCTGATTCTTTGAGCGTTATCAACTCGCCCATCTCGTACAGTGCATAGATGTCAATGTAATCATAGACACTCATAATCACCGGACGAATCTCTCGCCATTCCTTTGACACATAGAACTCTGCTGCTCTTTGGTCTCTCCGTGTGTTGTTATATATCACATGCCTCGACTGCTCTCGTTCCTCACACTGCTCACACAGTCTCATGGTCTGCGGTATCAACTTCCCACACCTGCACACTTTGTATAGCAAACTCTCACCCCTTTCATTGCCTGCTGCCTGTTGTCTCTTTTATAGGGCAGTGGTTTCACATGGTGTCCTGCTGCCCCGATAACAGGAGGGCGAACAGGGCAAGAAAAAAGCGACTGCATCTCTGCAATCGCTCCTTACAACTGTTCACGCTACTATATTACCACTTGAAAACGACCTTTTGTTCCCCATCTTTTCACGGCATTTTCACGCACTTTTCACGGCATTTTCACGCCCTTTTCACGATATTCCTGCAAATATTTGCTAT